ACTCTTTCAACTGATGGGTGCTTTGATTACTTCTGGTAAGGAATTGGCCTCTGTTGCGGAAATCTTCACTGGTAAGATGCCCGGACAGAACACTCCTGCTACTACTACGATGGCTACTGTAGAGCAGGGTATGAAAGTATTTACAGCAGTTTACAAACGAATCTACCGTTCACTGGCAGAAGAGTTTAAGAAGCTGTACAAACTTAATGAAACGTATCTGGAACCACAGACCTATGTTGAGGTGATGGATACAGTAGTTGATCCCTCTGATTTCGTATCAGATGGGTACGATGTATGCCCCGGAGCAGACCCCACAGCAATCTCACAGACAGAGAAACTGCTGAAAGCACAAGGTCTAGTAGAGATGCTTCCGATGGGTGTTCTTGATCCTGTCAAGGTTATTACCAGAGTGCTAGAAGCACAGGAACAACCGAACTGGCAAGAACTGTTACATCCAGCCGTTGCACAGACTGGTCAACCTCCACAGCAGCCTGATCCTAAACAGATTGAGATGCAGATGAAGGGCCAGATGGAACAACAGAAGGCTCAACTGAAACAACAAGAGCTGGCATTCAAATCGCAACTCATGCAAAGAGACGCAGAGTTTAAACAAGCGATGGAAGCACAGCGAGCTAACCATGAACTTCAAACGAAGCAAATGGAAGCTAGACTGAACTCTGCTATTGAAATCCATAAGCAGCGTATCTTCGAGGCAGCCGAACGCAATAAGATGCGTCAAGCTGAGCAACAACATCAACAAAAAATGATCCACAATGAGCAAAGTGCTCGCCAAAAACAGGAGACTGCAAAATCGCAACGCAAAACGAATTCCAAGACTGGAAAAGACACCCAATAACTAAAGCCGTATTCGCAGAGCTAGAAGCTCGGATTGATGGACTTAAAGAAGAATTGGCACAGTCGGCAGGAATAGAACCTTTGAGTGACCGTTTCAAATCAGGTGCATTGAATGCCTACGCCGACATTCTCAATATGAGTTTCGAGGAGGTATCAAATGATTAAACCTGCTGGTCATCGTGTACTTGTAAGACCTGATAAGTTGGAAGATATTGATCCAACATTTAAACGAGCGAAAGATGCTGGTATCGCTCTCCTTGAAGACCGCGAAGAAATGATCCGAGATCGGGCCGGTGTTGATAAAGGCATCGTGCTTGATTTCGGTATTACGGCCTTCCGTGACTTCGGTGGTGAACGCTGGTGTGAAGTAGGTGACTATATCGCCTACGCAAAACATGCCGGTAAATGGGTAAAAGACCCTGACACTGACGAAGACGTACTAATCCTGAACGACGAAGACGTCGTATGCATCATTAAACAAACTAAAGAGAAAGTAGCTAAGTAAGATGGCTGATAATTTAGAGGTAGGAACGCAAGTAGAAGTACCGGGTACACCCGATGTTACGCAAGTAGCTGAAAATACTCCTGTTGAAGTCAAAGCCCGTGAAATGGGTTGGGTTCCAAAGGAGGAATATAATGGGGATGAAACCAACTGGTTGGATGCTGGTGAATTTGTACGGCGACAACCACTGTTTGAAAAGATTGAAAAGCAAAACAAAGAGCTTCGTGAAATTAAGCGTACAGTCGCTCAATTTGCTCAACATCACGCTAAAGTACGTGAAGCTGAGTATCAACGTGCTCTTGCTGAACTACAGGAAAAGAAAGTTGCTGCCTTCGAGGAAGGCGATGCTCGTGCAATCGTAAAGATTGACGATGCTATCCGCGTAACCGAGAAAGCCCAAGAGCAGTTCCTTGCTGAGCAACAAGCTCAAGCAGTACAGGAAACGCAGCAAGTTGTTCATCCTGAGTTTGAAGCATGGACAAATCGAAACCCTTGGTACACTACAGACCGAGCAATGAAAGCTTATGCTGATGCTGTCGGTGCTGATATTGCTGTTACCTTTAAGCCGGATGGTACTAAACCTACTCCGGCTGAAGTTTTGAAAGAAGTTGAAAAGCGGGTGAAGGAAAACTTCCCCACTAAATTTAGGAATGTGAACCGGGAGAAACCGGGAGCCGTTGAAGGAACGTCTGCACGTGGTACAGGTAAGGAGTCAGGATATAGCCCATCCGACTTTGAACGACGTGTTGCAGAGAAGTTCGTAAAACAAGGCTTATACAAATCTACAGACGATTACTACAAAGAACTCAAACTACTGAATGGGAAGTCCTAATGTCTAATAAAGAAGCTATCGCAAAAGCGCCAAGTGGCCGTGTGCGTCGTACTCCAGTCGGCGTTCGTAATATTCTCACAGTTAAGGGCCAAGACCCTAACTACCACTACCGTATTGTAAATGATACGGGTGATCGCATCCAAAACTTTATCGAAGCTGGCTATGAAATAGTCAAGGCCGATGAGGTGACTGTTGGAGATAAGCGAGTCAACAAAGCAACTGCTGCGGGTTCCAATGCGGAAGTCTCAGTAGGGGGCGGTGAAAAAGGTTTTGTAATGCGTATCAAGAAGGAATGGTACGAAGAAGACCATAAAGCCAAACAAGCTGAAGTTGACGCGACTGAATCCTCCATCAGACAAAAAGCTCTTGATGGAACTTATGGTGAACTCAAAATCAGTAGAGACTAACTTCCCATTCTCCATTAAGAGGTACTCAATCAATTAATGGAGATTTTAAATGGCAAACGTAAATCGTGTTAATGGGCTTCGTCCCGTTGGCTACCTGAACGGCTCTAAGTACAATGGTGCCGTTACAGAATATTTTATTCCCTCTTCTAACGCTACTGCTACCTTTATTGGTGACGTAGTTGTTGCTGATGGTACTGGTGACACCGTTGCTGCTGGTGGTCTGGCTAAGGGCGTTCGCTCTGTAGTTCAGGCTGCTGCGGCTGGTGTGGGTACTCTGAACGTAGTTGGTGTGGTCGTTGGTTTCAAGACTGATCCGACAAATCTGAATACCCCACAATATCGTGCTGGTTCTACTGGCCGTTATGTGCTGGTTGCAGATGATCCTAACACTATCTTTGAAGTACAAGAAGATGCTGTTGGTGGTGCTCTTGGTGTTGCCGATGTTGGCCTCAACGCAGATATTATCGTTGGTGCTGGCTCGACAGCTACTGGTGCATCCGGTATGCAACTCGATACATCGACTAAAGCAACTACTGCTACCCTGCCTCTCAAAGTCATTGGCTTCTCGCAACGTCAAGACAACGAACCGGGCAATGCTCTCGCAAAGGTACTGGTAAAAATCAACACACACGCTGCTGCTAACGGCATCGCTGGCGTTTAATTAGGAGAATAAAATATGTCTGGAATTATCAATACCTCTAGCTTCGCTAAGGCCCTTTGGCCCGGCGTAAATGCTTGGTACGGAAAAGAGTATAACGAGTTTGAAGTTGAATACACGAAGCTGTTCGATAAATTCACTTCTAATCGTGCTTTTGAAGAAGATGTAGGTACTTCGTCCTTCGGTCTGGCAATCGCCAAATCTGAAGGCGCTCCGATTCAATACGATTCGGAACGGCAAGGCTTCGTAACTCGCTACAACCATGTTGTGTACGCTCTCGGTTTCATCATCACACGTGAAATCATGGAAGACGACCAATATGACGTAGTGGGCCAGAAGAAGGCACAAGGTCTTGCATTCTCTATGCGTCAAACAAAGGAAGTCATTGCTGCTAACGTGTACAACCGAGCATTTAATGCTGGTTACACAGGCGGTGATGGTGTATCCCTGCTCAATGCTGCTCACCCTAACGTAGCCGGTGGCACTTTCTCGAACAAGATTGCAGTTGATGCAGACTTGTCGGAAGCTGCTCTGGAACAGGCTGTGATCGACATTGCAGGTTTCACTAATGATCGTGGTCTGCGTATCGCTGTTAAACCTCAGACTCTGATCCTTCCATATCAGCTTACCTTTGAAGCTCAGCGTATTCTGCGTTCGCAACTCCGTGTTGGTACATCGAACAACGATATTAACGCGCTGAACAACATGGGTATGTTCAAGGATGTGGTTGTAAACCACTACCTGACTGATCCAGATGCATGGTTCATCCGCACCAATGTTAAGCATGGCATGAAGTACTTCGAACGTCGTGGTGACGAGTTCGGCATGGATAACGATTTCGATACCGAGAACGCTAAGTTCAAGGCTACCGCTCGTTACTCCTTCGGCTGGACTGATCCACGTGCTCTGTACGGCTCTGCTGGTGCTTAATAGAGTAGCATAACCCATAGGGGCATAGGAACTAAACACTCTTATGCCCCTTTTTTTATGGAAAATTTACTCAATGAGCACACACTTCAAGCCGGGGCAATGGAACGTCATCTGTGACGTATGCGGATTTAAATTCAAGTCAGGTGAAGTCAAGACACGTTGGGACGGTTTGATTGTATGTAAAGATGACTTTGAGCAGCGGCATCCTATGGATTTCATGCGAGTCACAGACAGAACAACTACTGTGCCATTCACAAGAACAGAACAAGAAGATATTTATATCGAGGTAGTTACCGCAGCATGTAACCTCACAACGAAACAGCCCAAAGCTGATCAAGCTGTAGCTGACTGTGCAACAGTAGGCTTCATCCCAACACTCTAAGGAAACCTATGGCATCAACAACTTTCTCTGCTGGCACCATCATCACTTCCGAGTGGCTGAATGAAGTTAATGCATTCGTGCATGGTACAGCATCTAACGGACAACTATTGATCGGTAACGGAACAGGCTTTACCAAAGCT